CCTCACCGCACATGACCCGCAGCTCGGTATCGGCCTTGGTCAGCCCCATGGACATCTTCTGACGCTGCACACCGAAGCGCTCATACAAGTCCAGCAGCACCGTCGAACCATCAGCGTCGAGGATCTGGCCGTTGAGTGCGCCCATGCGCTGGAACTCATGCGTGGCGTCCAACTGACGACGCGCCTTTGCAAGTCGCGCATTGACCACATCCTGCACCGCTTGAAGTTCGGTACGAGTACCGAAGGCGCGAATGCCTTGGATCTCATCCGCCTTGATGGTGAAGCGCTCAGGCAGGTGCACGGTGTTGAACGGGATCAGGTTGCGCTTGCTGGCTGCTACCACCAGGCCAGAGGTGCCACGCTCACCCGCCGGTACCAGGGCCAGGGTGTCGCCGTCCTTTTCGATTTGTACGGTCAGGGTGGTGATGCCTTCCTCGCGAAACAACCCCAGAGCGCTGATGCGCCCGGGCAAGTAAGGCTGATCGTTGAGTGCAGCGGTCAGCGAATCAACGCTGAATGCTTCGTCGTCAAAAATGGCGATATCGGCCATGGGTACTCTCCAGAAACGAAAAATCCCGCACGCGGCGGGATGCATATAAATGAAGGATCGATTTAGCGAACGATCAAGAAATGAGTGGCGAGTGCTTTCTCGGCGGCCAGATCCAGGCCGGTCAGGTGTGCTTCGCTGACTTCGGCCAACCGCACCACGGCGCGGCCGCGACGAACGACATCCGACTCACCGAGCGAGCCATAGAGAATGGCGATGGCGTTTTCCGTGCCGTCTTCGGCGGTCGGGTTGTACGGGGCGAACTCACTGGTCGCGGTCACCAGGCCGAGGATCTGACCAGGCTCCAGTGCGTGACCGGCAGCGACGTTAATTGCTTCTCGCGAGATGGTCCCGGCGCCTTCGGAAAGCAGGAACTCACCTGCATGCATCGGTTCACGTTTGATAGTCATGGTCTTACTCCTTTAAAGGCTTGAGATTGAGCGGCCTGACGTGCCGCCCAAATCGACGGCGGATCGGGTTGCTTGGCTTGAATTTTGGGAGCCGGGTCTTCGTTCTGCGGGAGGCTGTTGTCGATCTCGAAGCCCCCGCCTTTCCCGACGACTTTGTCGAAGAGCCGCGCACGCACGGCGCTGGTATCCAGTCCGGCCTGCACAAACTCCACCGCAAACTCTGGCAGCCGGGCGGCAACGCACAGATCGCGGATCGACTTGGCCTGGGTGATCGCAGCCTGCACAGTCGCTTCGTCAACCAGCTTGGTCGCTGCAATCAGCGGTTCGATCAAGTTGCTGAGACCGGCCTGGGTGCATGACTGGGTGATCAGCAGAGCCAGCGTCGCCGCATCCGCACCAGGCGCCGATGGCTCAGGCTGGTCGACCACCGACTCGGACGGTTTCGTGGGTTCGTTGAGCAGATCCAGCAGCGCCTGGGGCGTGCGCTGGTATTTCTGCATGACCGTGCCCTGCCCCAGACACGCCTTGATTTGCACACCGTCGCCGACTTCATCGGCCAATCCGAGGGCCACCGCTTCGCGAGCCGTCAGCCAGGTTTCTGCATTGACCAGGCGCCGCAACTCTACCTCGTCGATATCCGGCGCCTTGGCCTTGTAGGCTGTGATGATGAGCTCCAGCGCTTGATCCAACGCAGTCGCTACCTTGCGCATATCCTCGGCATCACCAGAGGCGTAGGTCCACGGGTTGTGGATCATCAGCGCGGCGTTTTCCGCAACTACCACCCGATGAGCGCCGCAGACTGCAACGCTCGCGGCACTGGCAGCCAGGGCATCGACGCGGCCGGTGCAGCGCTCACCCAGACGCGACAGGGCGTTATGAATGGCCAGACCGTCGAACAGGTCGCCGCCGATGCTGTTGAACGCCACTACAATCGGTGAAGTACCGTCATCCAGTGCGGCTAGGTCACGCACGAACTGATTGGCCGTAATACCCCAGGTGCCGATCTCGCCGTAGACGTACACCTCGATAGTGCGCTGTTCGGCTTCACCGCTGGCCCGGAGGCTGTACCAGTGTTTGTCTTGCACGGGCAGTTGCCCGTCCAGTTTGTTGAAGATTCGCGGCGGTTTCATGGTTTCTCCTGATCGTCGTGTTCACTATCAATCTCGACGAGCGTTCGGTAATTGAGGTTTAAGTCGCGAGCACGTTGAGCGTCGGCAGCGTTTTCTGCGTCGACCGTTTCAGAGTCGTAACCGGTGCGCAGGCACATCTCACTGCGCGACGCGAACCCGGCATTGACCTCAAGCATTCGCGCCTGCACGTCCTGCACCGGCTGGATGTAGGCCCAGCCTTGAGGCACCCAGCGCGTGCGCAGAAATTCGCGACGACGCTTGGCGTAGTCCGGCAACTCAATCACACCGCTCAATACCGCCATGTCCAGCCATGCCGCGCGAACCGGCCGGCAAAGTTGGTGGATGTATACGTTGAACTGCAGTTGTTCGAGGCGGCGCCGAAACTCATTGAGCACGACGCGTAACGCCCGATCGTTGATGCCCTTCATGTCGCCGGTGAGGATCTCGTAGGGCGTGTCGGTACCCGCTGCCGCTGCCATCAGTTGCTGCCGCATGAAGTCCGGGTAGTTGTTGCCGGCATCCGGCGGCTTGGAGAACTCGACCTCTTCACCCGCGCCCAGCTCCTGCATGGTGCCGGGTTCCAGCGCGACCATTGGCGTGAAGCCGTCGCGGTCGGCAGTGATCAACTGGCCGGTGACCGGGTCGCGCGGTACCTGGCCCATGTCCGGCGATGGGCGCTTGATGAAGCCGGCGAACAGGTTGGAAACCTCCTGCCGGAACAGCACCGCATCGTCGTAGTTATCGAGGCTGCGCAGGCGCTTGAGAACCGGCGACATACGCGGCACGCCGCGCAACTGCCCCGGTTCCAGCGGTTCGAAGATGTGCAGCACCTGGCTGGCCGGCACGCGCACCAGTTGGTTGTAGCCGCTGTTGAGCGACGACGCATCACGCGGGTGCGAGCGGTACATCCAATAGGCCACGCGCTTGCCGGCCGGGTTGAACTCGATCCCGGCACGGATGATGTTGCCGGTCTTGGTCATCTCGAACTTGTCGTGCGGCACGAACTCTGGTGCCAGGGTCTGCAGCTGCAGCGGCACCACCAGACCATCGTCCAGACTGCGCGGACGCAAGCGCACAAAACATTCACCTGCCGTTTCCACGGTGCGAGCCACCAGCGCCTGCTGGCCGTAAAAGTCGCAGAGACCGTCGGCATCCGACTCGTCGGCCCAGTCGTCCCACAGTTCCTGCAGCAGGTTGCGCAGCTCTTCGTCTTTTACCTTTGGGCGCGGCGTGATGCCGGTGCCGATCAGGTTGCTGACGCGTTTGTTGATGGCATTGGCCGCATACGGGTCATTGCGCACCGCCGCCCGTGAGCGGGCACGCAGGTTGCGTAGCGCCGGGGTGTTGATGCTGTTGATACCATCGTCGGTGGCGTCCCAGCTAGCAGATCGGCGACCCTCCCCGGCGCCTTCGTAGCTGGCCTTGATGTTCGATGGCAGCAAGAATCCGCTACGTGAAAGCGCCGGGAATTGTCGAGCCATCAGATTCCCTTGCCTCCATGACTGAGCCGCACAACCCACGAGCGCGGGCCGGCAGCGCTGGAGAGCGAACTGCGGATTTCTTCCCGTGCGCGGAGGAGCTCATCAACGTCACGGTATTCCACCGTTCGGTCGCTGTAGCGCACGGTCTTTTCGCCACGCGCAATGGCGCGCTCGATGGTGTCGAGGTGTTTTGAAGTAAAGGACATATCAGCGTCTCTTCAGGTAACCGCTGGTGGAACTACGGCGTTGAGGGGGAGCTACCGGTCGCGCTTGCGTAACCGGTGCAACGGGTGGTGGTGCGGGCTGGGCTTGGCGTACAGCTGAGGGCGCCTGTGTTTGCTCAACATCAAGTCGCTCGCCCTGAACAGGCTTGATGCTCAAGGCGTCATCGAACAAGCCGGACTGAGCCAAGGCTTGTCGCACCCTGTCCCAATCGTGTTCCTGGTAACGGTTGATACCGAGGTAATGCGCCATCGCGAGGCAGTAAACCATCAGGTCGAGCGCTTCGTTGCGCTCAGCCTTGCCCTTCACCCATTCGATGCGCTTGTGTCCGCGCACGTAGCGGACGACTTTGCGTTCGGCGACGCACTGGTCGAAAAACTCGTCCGGCAGGTCGTTGGCAAAGTGCAGCGAACCTGGGCCATCCGGGAATGGATAGCGGTTGTAGATCCAGTCTTTGGCGGTGTCGGTACCGACGAACCACAGCTCGGCGCCGTTGCGTTCGGTCTGGCCCTTCCATGTCACGTCGACCATGGACGGACGCTGTGCAATCACCGGCCTACCAGGCTTGCTTGCGCCCTTGATGGCGAAGATGTTGCGCCAACGGCGAACGCGGCAGAACTGGTAGACCTCATCGGTGTGG